CACCACCTGGTCCTTGAATACCAGTAGCACCAGTAAACCCAGTAGCTCCAATATCACCTTGTGGTCCTTGTACACCAGTGGCTCCAATATTTCCTGTACCTGCTGGTCCTTGAACACCGGTGGCTCCTATACCACCTCCTGGTCCTTGAACACCAGTGGCTCCAATACCTCCACTTGGTCCTTGAACACCAGTGGCTCCAATACCTCCACTTGGTCCTTGGATACCAGTGGCTCCTATACCTCCACTTGGTCCTTGAATACCAGTGGCTCCAATACCTCCACTTGGTCCTTGAATACCAGTGGCTCCAATATTTCCTGTACCTGCGGGTCCTTGTACACCAGTTGCTCCTATACCACCTCCTGGTCCTTGAACACCAGTGGCTCCAATACCTCCACCTGGTCCTTGTACACCAGTGGCACCAATATTTCCACCTGGTCCTTGTACACCAGTTGCTCCGGTAAAACCAGTGGCACCAGAGCCAGTTGCTCCTATACCTCCACTTGGTCCTTGTACACCAGTTGCTCCGGTAAAACCAGTGGCACCAGAGCCAGTTGCTCCTATACCTCCACTTGGTCCTTGTACACCAGTTGCACCAGTAAAACCAGTGGCACCAGAGCCAGTGGCTCCTATACCTCCACTTGGTCCTTGAACTCCAGTTGCTCCAATATTTCCTGTACCTGCGGGTCCTTGTACACCAGTGGCTCCTATACCTCCACTTGGTCCTTGAACACCAGTAGCACCAGAGCCAGTGGCTCCAATATTTCCATCTGGCCCTTGAACACCAGTGGCACCAGTATTTCCTGTACCTGCGGGTCCTTGTATACCAGTTGCTCCAATACCTCCACTTGGCCCTTGAACACCAGTGGCACCAGTATCTCCTTGTGGGCCAACGTTACCAGTAACAACAAACGATATAAGAACATCTTCGTCCATTGTAAATGGAGCATTTTCAGTTGAAGCAATAGGAACAACATCTAAGTCCCACCACCCTGTATTATCATCAAGATCTGTTATCTGAAAAAGTATGAACTCATTAGAGTCTGCCTTTGAAGATATTCTAACATGCCCTTTAGGAATACCTGTAGAAGATTGTATTGTAGCTAAAAAATCAGATATATCAATTCCACTAACACCAAAGTCATTAATTGACATAATAGTTGCCTGATTCTGGATTGCATTATTTAAAGAAACATAACTAAAACCTGGATCGGTAACTTGCAATATAGTATTAAATTCGTAATCAAATGTAGCACCACCAAAAGTACCGTCCGCGCCTGTAGCTCCAATATCTCCAATTGGCCCCTGAACCCCAGTGGCTCCAGTGTTTCCTGAACCGGTAGCTCCAACAAAACCAGTTGGTCCTTGTGCACCAACTAACCCAGTAGCTCCAGTGGCACCAAGTCCGGTGGCACCAGTAATACCAGTTGCTCCTATATTACCTTGTGGTCCTTGAACACCAGTTGCACCAGTTGCACCAGTTGCACCAGAACCTGTAGCTCCAGTTTCACCTTGAGGTCCTTGTATACCAGTTGCTCCAGTCTGTCCAATCAAACCAGCAGACGCTGCATCTACATTAATCCAATTATTACCATCCCATTGTAAAAAATCTGATACCGTAGGGCTTGGTGCATTTACATTTGACAGCATTGTTATTGTAGCTGCATTATTATTAAGAGTTTCTAACCTAATATTTGCTGAATTAAGATTATAAGAAACTGTTTTAGTTAAAGCGTTATATTGTGCAGTTAAAGAATCACCTAAAGTAGTATCAGAGTTAGTGGCAATTAAACCTCTAAAATCCAATGTAGTACCGGTCATACCATCAAATATGTTGATTGCATTAACATTTGTACTAACATTGGCACCTTGGTTTATTTCACCACCTGCTGATGTGTTAATTAATTTAACTGCCTTAACTGTATTATCATATTGTAATTGTACGCCTGGCCCTGCTATTAATCTAAAGGTATCATTAGCAATAGTAGATGATAAAGTAAAATCATTACCTGCTTGTAAGTTAGGTGTTACTCCAGTATAGTTTACAATTATTTTACCGTAACCAAATGAAGCTCCTAATGTTAAATCACCTGTACCAATACCACCAATAAGATCCCATTCACTAGTATCAAAAATACCTTGTGTAGTTCTTTTGTTTGCTCTCCACCATGCAAGAGCCTCAGACTCGATGCTGGTTCCACCAGTTACATCAGTTACTTCTACTGGATGGTATACAACATGACCTTCTTCATAAGTTCTGTTGTCTACCCACGGATTAGCTACTGCTTTAAAGTTTTCATCTACTTCACCGTTTAGAAGCTCTCTTTTAACTTCATTTCTATAGATGATATATTCTTTCAGATTGAATGCCATTTAATCTTATCTTTTTTTATTTATTCAGGTGGTTCATTAATAATAGTAGCATCATCATAAGGAAATTTATCTTCATTATTTCTTGATGTAAATACCTCCCTAAGCTGATGCAAATACCAAGTACCTTGTGACCACCCAGGCTGTGCATAACACGGAGAATATATTCCTGTGGTATAAATTCTAGAAAGTTCATTCCAGTATTTTCGGTAATCCTCAACTGCCCTGTTGATAAAAGCAATCTGCCTACTGGTAAATACGGACCTTTGTGAATTTCTCTGTATGTCAAAAGATGATCCACTAGTAAGTTTAAATTTATCAGTTAAATCTTCCGCTCTATATTCAGTTATAAAATCATAAAGATCACTTTCTCCTAAAAATAATTCAACAGATACTAAATCACCAACTAAACAATTATCAAAAGGTACATAATTACTTTGATAAAATAATTCCATTTCAGGAATTCCAGAAAAATCTGTAAATTCAGTTTTACCACCAGCATCATCATAAAAGCCTAAACGGATTTTTGATACTTCAATTTTGTACTTTTTTAAATAAACAAAAAAGTCTAATGATAATTTAAATGTTAATGCTTCAATGACCAAGAGGCTATACTATTTTTTGTATATATTCAGCTCTTTATTGTGTGGTAGTCATTTACTAGGTTAGAAATTTTACCGTGAGTAACATTACATTGATTAAAAATTTCAAGATGAGCAGTATCCCTATAATCTTGAATCCAATAAACGTGCTTAAATCCTGCATTGACTAAAATCTTAGTACACATTTTACACGGTGACAATGTTAAGAGTATTATGTAATTCTGTGGATCATATTCTTGGAACTTGGCGATCATATTTACTTCAGCATGAATAAACCCACTTTCACCCGGTGTTAATGAATCTTCCTCTGTTCCGGTTTCTTTATTAGTTTCAGCACCACTATAAGATCCATTATAACCAAAGCTTGCTATTTTACTAAAGTCTTTCTTTAATGCCATACAACCAACTTTAGTTGTAGAAGAATTAGAAAGATCTCTAATACTAAGTAAAATATTTTCAAAGGCGTTTACCTTTAGCTGAAGTCGTCGAAGTTTGGAATCCATTTTTGTTTAATTAATGTAGCTTTCATTTTTACTTCTGGTAATTCTTTATTTAGGCTATTTGCAATTTTAATGTTTTCTCTATCATCATCAAAGAATTGGAAGTTTCTAAATCCCATTTGAACAAATTTCATAAAGGCTTCTTTTTTCTTCTGGGCAGTAGAGCCAGTAAATCCTAAAGAAGGATCATTAATAGCAAATATGTAATCTGGGTTAATCTTTACTCCATTGTGTGAGAGAAAATCATAGATGAGTTTTGCATCATCTCTTGCTGTAATAATCCCAACAGCTTTACCTTTTGCTATAGTTCTTTTTAAGATGTTAAAAACCCACTCAATAATTTTACCACCTTTAAGGATTTCTAAATCTCTAAAGTCAGAAAAATCAAATTTGTCATGAGGCTTAGTTTTAAAAGTATTGAATTCTTGTGGTGTAAGCTCAATCTCATATCCTGTTTTTGGATTGAAAACTTTAATTTTGCTTTTGGTAACAACTAAAGTATCATCTACATCAAAAACGGTTATGTCCTTTCCTTTGCTATATACTTCAAATAGTTCCATACAATATATATTATTTAATTTCTTTTCTCTTACTACAGGTGAGATATGGAATGGATACATTAACAATCCCTCCCATTCTCATATATGTGTTTTACTACAGGGAACCTTAATGAATATCCACCGTTCTGATTTTGGCTTTCTTCAAAATATTGAACAGTTACTGTTTTACCGATTAGTTCATTATGATTGTTGAGGTAGTGTTCTCTTTGTTCTTTTGAGAATCCAGATCCTACACTTACCTTATTACCTTTATGTTCAATAATGATATTACTTAGGCCTTCCTTTTCAATCTGCTTTCCGTTTTCTGTCCATCTCATGGTACCGTTAACACATTCCAATACCGTGTATTCAGCATCATGGAATTTTTTAACCTTTAGAAGATTGTGACTTCTCTTACCTTCATACCCGGTATTCTTTCTAACCATGATTCCTTCAAATCCTGCCTCTTCAGCTTCTTTAGCCATTTCAGTAAACTGTTCTTCGGTGGTCAATTGAACTTGCGGTAAGAATTCCAACATATCTGAGTTGATATTTTCTGGAATATGATCATATCCGTTGCGGAGTCTTTCGGTAAGCGGTGTAGTTCCAATCTTATCGTCAAATTCATCTAAGGTTAAGTAATCAAATACAAAGAATTTAGGATTTTCAATTTGGTGATTCTTCTTTCGGATTTGTTTCATAATTCCTTGGAAGTCTTCATTACCATCTTTATCCACCATACAGATTTCTCCATCTAATATAAAGTCTCCACCTATCTTAGAAATCTCATCGGCAAGTTTACCTAGAGTTTCAAATTCTTTACCGTTCCTTGAGAAGAAGGTAACCGTGTTCATTTCTTTACGGCAGATACAACGGACACCATCCAATTTTCTAGAACCGTACCATTCTCCGCTTTGAAAATCCACTCTCTTAGGGTTGTAGGCATTTGCCAAAGCCACCTTAAAGGTAGGAATAAGATCTGGATGGATTGCCTTATTGATAGAGGTAGTACCACATCCCATATTCAGATCCCTATTAAGAATAGAATAAATGATAGTTTCCCATTGTGGCCATTCTTTAACAAAGCGATTTACATTAGCGATTGCAGAGTGACCAGTGCAGACCCTATTTCTAAGATCGTCCAATAAAGTAAAGATACTACCGTAAGTATTAGGATGACCTACAAGATCTGAATTCTTTTTACAGTTCTTTGAGGTAACATTGTACTTATAGTAAGGATTGTAGGTATAGAAGAAAACCTTTTGAAGAAATTCTCTATCCTCATTCTCCTCAGAATTATCGGCATATTTTTTAAGGGTTGCAATTTTATGATTTCCTGAAGAGGAAGATCGCATTTCATCCAAGAAGGATTGTAGATAAGTAATGTTTGTGTATTCAGTCATATTCCGTTTATTTAATTATATTATAAATATAATAAAAAAAATTGGGAATTGAAAATTTTTCTAGGACTTTTTTCAAAAAGTTATTAACAATCTTTTAGCTGATCTTGGATCTCTTTAAGTTTAGCACACTTTTCAAAGTCTTCCTTTTCTTCAAAATGCTCAATGATTTTATCCAAGCTACTTATTCTTTGCTGGGCTGTCTCTGTATCATATTGTAATACTTGACTAGGAAACATTACAATTACATTATAGCATAAATTCATATACTTATCCCAGCTTTGGTTTTCCAACTGGTCTAATAATGATTTCATAAATTTTTCATCGTCATTAGTCATTTTCTATATCTTTCATTTTTCTTATAAGAATTTCCTGCTCCTCGGTTAATTCATTAGGTAAATTAACCAATATGTTTATAAAGAGATCCCCAAGTAAATTAGGATTATTATATGAAGGAAACCCTTTACCTTTTATTCTTAACATAGTTCCATTTTTTACACACTTAGGAATTGTATAAGATATTGTTTTATTAAAAACTTTAACCTCGTGCTTACTACCTAATAAAGCATCATATAAATCTATATGTGTTATTGTATGTAAACCTTTATCATCTAAATAAAAATTAGGATCTTCTTGTATAAGAACTGTTAAAATAAGATCACCATCCTGGTCTCTTGTCATTCCTCTTTGTCCTAGACCCTTAAGTCTCATTCGTTGTCCAGGCTTTATTCCTGGTTTTATATCTACACTTATTGTTTTTGTTCCTAATCTTATTTGCTTATCACATCCATAATAAGCCTCCTCTAATGTAATATAAACCTTAGACGAAACATTTGAACCTCTTGTACTAAAACCGTGATGACCACTAAAGCCACCGGCAAATCCACTATTTTTAACAAATTCTTGAAAAAAGTCTTCATTAAAATTACTAAAAGGATTGGTACTGCGTTGGTCGTAAATAGCTTTCTTTTTCGGATCACCTAAAGTTTCGTATGCATCTGCTATCTCCTTAAATCTTTCTTCATTTCCTGAAGATTTATCTGGGTGATATTCTTTGGCTAATTTTCTATAAGCCTTTTTAATATCCGATTCTGTTGATTCTTTATTTACGCCTAATGTTTTATAAGGATCTTTCATTTCCAAAATAGCTGTATACCAATAAGACTACATGCAAGTGCTAATGATACTATTGTTTTTGTAGTAATTCCTTCCCCTAGTAACCACCAAGTTAAAAAGGCGAAAGAAATAATACCAGTACCAAAACCAATAAATCTACCAGGCCATAATAACCCATCATAATATTCTACTATAAATTTTGTACCATAAATTAATATGTAGCTTATAGTGGTACCAAACAAAATTGATATTGCTAAAGGATTCTTTTTAAACCAAGGCCAAACAAACTGACCGTTAGTCTGTACCCATATCATTGTTTGCCCTAAAAAGAACAGGCAAAATGCTGCTATTAATTTACTCATCTATATAATATTTATATCCTTGCCTAAACATAAAGCTCATGTGGCTTTCCATTTGCTTAGCAGTAATCCATACTGAAGGTTCTGTAATTACTTTACCGTCTTCTCTTTTGTCATATGCTTTATTAAGAAACCATTTATCTCTTTTTGATTCCCACCAAAACCAGACCTTTTGCCATGATCTAGGTTTTTTCATATAGACTTTATTACCTTTATCCATGTGATCTATGAATTGCTTATAGGTAATATCTTTATCCTTTTTCATTAATGTCTTTAATTTGAAGTTTCTTTATTTTTTCGTCTAACCGAAACTTCTTTTCTTCTATCTTATTTGATAATTCCATTTGATCTGCAATTCTTTCAAGTACCTTTGTGAGTTTAGGGATATCACTTTCATAATATTTACGGCCCATACTTGTTCTAAAAAATTCTGACATAATAAGTTGTTTATTTTTATATGTTAATTTATGAGTTAGTTTCATGAATATATAATCAAAATAACAACATTATGAAAAAGGTACCTTTATTTGAAGATTTTGTCCCAGTTGGGTTTGGTGGAAGTAATGCAGCTAACTTTGGGTTAGGTGGCGGTTACAAAGAAACTGGATATAACATGGATGCAATCGTCGGACCAGTAGAACAATGCTCAAATCATGTAGCCGAACAGGCAAATAGTTATGAAAGTAATGATAACCCAGAACATACTGCTGAATCTTACATAAAAGAAGCTAAGAAACATATTAATGATAAGATAGACGAAGCATGCGAAAATTATTCTGCTATGTCTGAATCTACTCTTAATGAAGGAACTGATATTAGTTCTTGGAACCAAGCAGGAATTAAAGGTGATGCAAATGCACAGATAACTACCTTCGTTGGACCTAAGGATGTTGAATCATTTGGCTTAGGTAGAAAATGTATGCAAATAAACATAGGTAGAAATTATGTACAATTAAATCCTGCTGATATTGTAGAACTAAAAGAACTTCTCAAAAACTATAAAGTATAATGATACCTAAATTTGAAAATTATTTAAATGAAGCTTCTGATTATGAATTTAATCCTAGTGAAGCTGCTGCTAGATTAAAGGCTAGAGAAAAAGAAAATATCCAAAGATATAGAGCTGCTCAAGATAGAGGCGATAATTATGCAATTGCTTTATATGAATTAAAAATCAAAATGGATAAAATTGACCTTGAAGGTTTAAAGGTACAAACAGAAATCCATAAACTTAAACAAAAATTTGGCAAGTGATGGAAAATAATCAGGAAAGGGAAGACTTAAACAAGATCCGCCACTACAAAGGTACGGTAAAAGATTTTAAAAACTACTGGGATGAAATGGCTGGGATGGAAACCAATGCATTTGGTACACCAGAATACCAAGGCTTTAATGATGTACATCCTACTCGCGGTGAAGGTGATAGTGAACATTGGAAAACTTCAAATATAGATGAATCTAAAAAATCAGATGCATTAGCAAAAGCAATGGATAAAGCAATGATTAAGATAGATGATTCAATGTCTTATACGGATTTTGCTTTAGCAATTGGAAAGATATTAAGAGAAGATTATGG